TCAGAATGGAACATCGTCTGGATTTGGCGGATTGCGGCGCAGCTCGGCGCGGCGCTCGAACCGGGGTCTACGCTCGGCAATCAAGCGCTCGGCCTTTTTGAGGAAGGCCGGCAGTTGTTCCGCCACCCGGGTGAAAATCACTCCATCTGCCCCCAGGCTCCTTAGCACAGGCGGGACAGTCCCATCATCCGACATACCCGAGCACATCCAAAGCACCCCGACGGCTTGCTTGACCTCGGTGGTCCAGTCGATCTCGATAACGAAGTGCCCGGAATCCATCATCAGCAGGAACGCATTACACGCCTGCTGAGCCTCTTCGATCTCTTCGGCGCGAAGGACCGGGTCGTCGGCCTCCTCCCCACTCCACCGGTCATCGTTCATGATGTCTATTGTGCAGCTCGCGCCAACTCACTCAGGCGAACTTCGAAACATTGGCGGCCGTCCTGCCCGCGCGGCCCGGGGTATCGAACAGCTGCGCCTGGTTAGGATCGATCCTCGCCTCGAGTGCGTTGACCTGCCGGCGGAGACGCTTGACCTCCTCGCCCAGCTCGGCCGCTAGGAGCGCGGTGTTCCGGCCCGTCTCGATGGCTGCGGCCTGGGCGGCGGCACCGGCCATCAGGTTCGCCAGCGCCCGGTCCTCGCGGGGCGTGAGCGCGAGCACCTCGTCGCCGATCTCGATCTTCACTGTGCCGTCGGGCATCACGGTCTTGGACATGGGCCGCGCGGGCGCATGGCGCACCGCCGGCACGAAGACGCCGCGCTGCACGCGCACGATATCGCCTTCGTCCACCAGGACGCCGAGGCGGTCGTCGATGGTTGTGAGCTTCAGACCGGTGAGCTCGGCCAGCGTCTCGCGGGTGACCACCTGCTCCTGGGCGTGCAGATCCTGCACCGCCTCCAGCACCACCAGCAGGGTTGATTTCTGGGCTTCAGCCATTCATTCTCCTCGTTTTAAATCCTGGCCAGGGCCCACGCGGCGGCCCGGCGCTCCTTCGGTGTGGCCGGCTGAACGCCCGCCACGATGTCTTGCCAGATGGAAACCATCCAGCGGTGAGCGGCGTTGAATCGCTCGATCTTCTCGGTTGCCGGCGCCGGCCCCTGGTCGAGCCACCGATGGCAGGCCGCGCACCCGTACACGTGCCATTGGTCATCAGCCTTGCGCGCGCCGGCCTTTCCGTGCACCGACTGGTTGCTGTGGCAGGCCACTGTGGTGGCCGGGTCTGGCCGGCACTCACTAGGCACCTGCAGCAGACAGCGCTGGCCGCGCGCCATGGCCAGGAGCGCAGCGTTGCGCTGCGGCTCGGTCTTCGGCACGGGACCGCGGAACTGCTCGTCGTTGATCGCAGCCATGCGGACAATGCGGCCCGACACCGGCTCCACGCGCGCCAGGACCGTGATGCTGGGCTGAGTGGCGAGGTCCACGCCTATCACCTTCGGCTGCCGGCGCTTGAGGCCTGTGCGCAGCATGGGTGCGCTGCGCTTCACTTCGCCTGCTCCAACTGAATGACCCGCACTTCCAGCTGTGCCACACGCTCGAGCAGCGCACGCAGATCCGCCTGGTGCTGGAAGAAGCTGCGCTTGCGGCAGTCGGCCAAACACCGGCTCTCTCGGAAATAGTCCCCGCTGGCGACCATGCACTCGGAATGCGGAATGAAGCCAGCGGCCGGGCTGCTGCACGTCCGGGCGCTCATTCCTGAATCCCCCCGATGATCTCGCCGGTGTCCGGGTCGACCTGCATGCGCTCCCACTGCTCGAAGCTGGCCGGAAACGTGACGCCCAGCTCAATGGCGGCGAACGCGCTCACGCGGTCGATGAACTGGCTGTAGCCCTTCACGCCGAGGTCCTCGGAGCTGACGCGCACGCGCCGCCGCATCTTCTTGCCCGTGAGGGGGTTCTTCGTTGTGACCGTCTTGTAGCCCAAGTACTCCTCGCGGAAATGCTCTTTCCAAACCTTGAGCGAGAACTGCGCACCGTGCGGCCGCGCCTGGGCGGCGATCGTCTTCAGCACCACGCCGTGATAGTACGCACGCTGACGATCGGTCTTCGCGTCTTCGTGCAACCGGATCTGGAGCTCCAGTCGGTGTCCGGCGGCCCATTGAGCCTTGCACCACGGCGCGACGCGCTCGAGGAAGCTGGTGCGGGCATGTTCCTGGTCGGGCCAGACAACGCTCAGGGCAAGATCGGTCATCGCACGGTTCTCCTGTATGGCCACGCCACCATGGCGGCGTCGCGTTCGTGTTGGTTGCTGCGCCCGGCCCACCGGGTCACGAGCGCGAAGGCGGCGGCGTCCAGCTTGGCGCCCTTGGCGGTCGGGCTGATGCCGTGGGCGGGGATGCCCAGGTCGGCGCAGACCGAGGTGATGAGGCTGCACCAGGCATCGATCTGCCCCACGTTGCGCGCGATCTTCAGCTGCGCAGCGCGGCTGCCCGCCGCCGTCCAGACCTTGGACTCCAGGCGGCTGTCTTCGAACACCACGCGCGCCGGCATGTAGTGGCGCAGGTTGTGCTCGATGGAATGCGGCTCGATGGTCTTCAGGAAGGTGATAGCCCCGCCGTCGAATGCGGCCAGGCCAGTGCTGGCGCCCGGGTCGACACCGAGGATGTGGACGGTCACAGCAGGGCTCCTTGCGGCGAGGTGCGCAGCGCTTCTATGCGCGCGGCCGCGGTCTTGACGGCATCGTGGCCGGCCCTCCAGTCCTCCCCCCAGATGGTTCGGAGCGCGGCCTTGTACTCGTCGCGCAGCGCGCCGTCCTGGCGCGAGCGCCAGTACTCCGGACCATTCGCAATGCCGCGGGCGAGGCATTCCCGGCAGTTGGCGGTGTAGCCCGGCCAGTCGGCGCGCGCCGCGGCCTTGTCGCAATTTGGGCAGCTCATGCGCGGCGCCTTTCGCCGTCGTTAGCGGCTTCGAGCCCGGTGAACGGCGTAGCGTTGTAGTTGCGCCAGAGATCGCCGCGGCGAACAGACTGCACCGTGGCTTGGCCCACGTCCAGCTCGCGCGCGAGACACCGGGTGCTCTTCTCGCTCGAGAGGATCATGTCGACCTTCTCCTGGGAGAGTTTCCCCGAGCATTGGCGCTTCGCGGTCGCGATGGCGGCGCGGTGCACAAGCGTCTTGGGCTTGCCCTTCATCTTCTCGCCGCTGTTGGTGCGCCGCATGTGCTCGAACAGCACGCAGTCATCCGGATTCGCGCAGGTCATCGCGATCGTGCTCGCGCGGTCGAGCTTGCGCTGCCGGATCCCCCAGACTCGCCGGCGCGCGGACCGCTCAGTCCCGCCCCAGGCGGCGTACATGGCCGGCCCTCGCTCTGGGTCGATACGCCCGGTCCACAGCATGCAGCCGTCCACTGCGCGGCAGCGGCCGTAGATCTCGGCCAGCTCCTCCTCCTTCGAGGGGTGCCATCCAGCAACTGCAAGGTGCCGCAGCCCGCCGAGGCGCACGAACTTGATGGCGCCGCTGGCAAGCAGGCCGTCGATGATCGGGCTCAGCTGGCGCTGCGTCGTCCTGGTTGTTGCCAGGTCACGCCAGCGAATCGGCTTCTGCCGGATACGGGCGAAGACATCGTCGGGGTCAAGCGCGATGATGGGGCGTCGCGTTTTCATGCGGGTTCGGGCTCCTGAATTGGGGTGAAGGCACCGTCGTTCGCCGGCGACAGGGCCGCGAAGTGCTCGGCGCACACCGCGAGGCGGCTCTGCTGCACTGCGCGGTATTGGTTGAAGGCGTCAGCGGCCGCGTCGGAAAGAACGCCGCGCTGAAGCAGCGAGCGCTCCATGCAGGCGATTGCGTGCAGTTGGCGCTGCGCGGACACGACGACACCAGTGAGAGCGATCGCTGTGGTCATGCTGGAACTCCTTGTCGTTGCTCCACAGCTCGGCGGACGCGGGCTGTGAATTGAGGGAACGTCTCGCGGTCGACGCTCAGGTCGTGCTCGTTCCACCGGCCCAGGCCGAGCTCCACGGCCTTCGCTTCGATGGTCGAACGGTTCTCGTCCCAGGGCTTCTCGGGCATGCCGACGCCGGCGGCGATCTGCGCCGCCTCGCCGAGCTGGCGCTTCACGATGCCCAGCAGGTAGGCGAAGCCCTTGGGCGGGACCGATTTCGCGCAGATGTCCGCCGCGGCCTCGAAGGTCTCGACCGGCACACCCTTGGCGATGAGGGCGATCAGCTCCGGGCTCGACGGATTGACGTCCGCCACCTTGCGGGCCTTGATCGCCCGGCAGACCTCCCCCGCCTTCGTCGGGCTTTGCCCATCACCCCCCACCGATCCGGCCGTAGTTCGGGCGTGGTGGTTTTCTTCTTTACCGGTACTGGTTCCGGTTCCGGTTCCGGTGTCGTCTCTCCCGGTGTCACTCCGGGTGTCGTCCTGCTGGTGTCCGCCTGTTGTCCCATGGGACAAATCCGGATCACCTCCGGTGTCCGATCTGCGTTCCGCCTCCTTCCGCTGGCGATACTCGGCCTTCCTGCGGCGCTCCGCCTCGCGGGCGGCTAGCATCTCCAGGACGCGCTTCGTCACCGTGTCGTGGTATAGGCGGCCGTCCTCGGCCGCCCACCACCCGCGCATCAGCTTGGAGCGCACCTTGGCGAACGTCTTCATGGGCATGCCGATGCGCACGGCGATGAGCTCGTCTTCGTTGGGCAGCGAGCCGCACGGTTCCTGGCGCCAGGCCGTGACCCAAAGCATCAGCAGCCACGGCTTCACGTCAGCAGGCGCCAGCGCCCAAGTGTCCGACTGCTCGATGCGCTCGTGGTCCAGCTCGAAGCGCCAGCCCTTCGCACGGGTGTCTGCAGGATAGGGAACAGGTCGCGTCACGCAGCCAGCCTTTCCTGCGCGTGGCCGAAGTCGCTGTAGTTCGCTGCCACCAGCAAGCGCATCGGCAGCGGGCTGACGGAGTTGCCGCACATGCGCACCTGCGCTGTCTTCGTGAGCACCTTCCCGCTCGCAGTGCGGTCGATGGTGTAGTTGCCCGGGAAGTCCTGAGCGTTGTAGAGCTCCCGCGGCGTGAGCATGCGCAGGCAGATGTCCACGATGACCCATGGTTCGCCCTTGAGCCACACCGTGACCAGCGCCAGCCGGTCGTGCGTGGTGATGGTGGTGGCCGGCTCGCGCAGGTCGGCCCACTGGCCGCCCGAGGCGTGATAGCGCATCAGAAACGCCGCGCAGCGCAGCGCGCCCTCTTCGTGCTCTTTACCCAGGTGGTACGCGACCAGCGCCTGGTGCTCGCCGCCGGCTGAGATTGTGGTCAGAGGCTCTCGGGCATCGCGGCCCTCGCTGTTGCGGCGCAGCGTGGTCAAGTGCGCGGTGATGAGCTGCTGCTGGCTACCGGTGGTCGTCACTGCCGAAACCGATTCGCGCATGTCCCGCGCGTGCGTCTTGTTGAAGCCGCCATTCGCCTGAACCATGAAGGCGGTGGCAAGGCTCTGCCCGCCACCGCTGGCGGTGATTGTTCCCAACGAGCCCTCAATGTCGTTCGCGCCATGGCTCCAGCGCTTCCCACCGTCCTTGCCTTCGCCATGACCTGCTTGCACGAGGTAGGCCGTGGTCAGGCCGTGCTTCTTCCCGCCAGCGGTGACCGTGCCAAGCGCCTGTTGCAGGTCGAGCACACGGGGCGCCTGGCCCTCGCGTTCTCCGTAGCCCATCTGCACCAGCACTGCTGCGGCTAGCGCTTGCTCGCCCCGGTTCGCAGCGGTCACGGTCGGCAGCGGGTCGCGCGGGTCGTGATTGCGATGGCCGCCCTGATGCGTCAAGGGCATCAGCGTGGGTGCCAACAGCATCTTGTGGCCGCCGGTGAGCACAGGTCCGATGGGCTCCGACACCGGCCGGGGCACGTTGTTCGCCATGTTGTTGACGATGAACGGCTCCGGGCAGTTCAGCACGAACTTGTGCATGCCATGGGCGATGCGACGCATGGTGGCATCGGCGAGGGGTTTCTTCCGGTTGAAGATGCTCTGCCCCTCGATGCTCCAGTCGATGCAGTCAGCCGCCGGGCGGTGGGCCTTCAGCTTGCCCTTCGGCTTCTTCGCGTGCGTCTTCTCCGGCCACACGATGGGCAGCCCATCGCAGCGCGCGATCATGTACAGGCGTGTGCGCGTGCTGTGCGCGCCATAGTCGGCGTTGCAGATGACGCGCCATTGCACGACGTAGCCCATCGCACGCAGGCCCTCGGCGAAGTGCTGCCAGTTGCGGCCGAGCTTCGTCTTGTCCGGCACCAGGAACTGGCGGTGCCGCGGCACGTATTCGCCTGGTTCGGCAACGCGGAAGGTCTTCCGCTTCGTCACCGGGTCGACCATTTCATCGAGCGTCACCACGCGGCCCGTATCGGGATCTCGCTTTGCGATGAGCGGCGACCACTGCAGCATCTGCTCGACGTTCTCGAGCGTGATGACATCCGGCCGAACCTTGCCGGCCCAGCGATGCACCACCCATGCCAAGGCGCGAATCTTCTTCGAGCGCGGCTGCCCGCCCTTGGCTTGGCTGTGGTCGGTGCAGTCGGGCGAGGCATGCAGCAGGCCCACCTGCTGCCCCTTCACCACGGCAAGTGGGTCCACTTCCCAGACATCGGCACGGTAGTGCCGGGTCTGCGGGTGGTTGATCTCGTGCATGCCGATGGCGTCGGCATCGTGGTTGACGGCGATGTCCACGTGCCGGCCGATTGCCTGCTCGATGCCCGTGCTGGCGCCACCGCCGCCGGCAAAGAGGTCGATCACCAGCTTCGCGGAGAGCGCGAGAACGAATTGAGGGGTCAGCATGCGGCTCCCCCTTCCATGGAAGGGTCGTTCGCCGCCGCAGCGCGGTCACGGCCGACAGCCTTGGTGATGCGGAACTCGAACAGGCCCGCGAAGGCCGGGTTCAGCAGCGCGAACAGGCGCGCCAGGTACGGGGTGTGCCAGTCGTTGAGCTTCCACGGCCCGCCGCGCTCGGCCAGCGCCGAGTTGTGGCGCAGCACCTCGATGATGGTGCGGGCGCTGTAGTGCTGGAAGCCGCGGCGGACCACGCGCATCGTCTCGCGCTCGAAGGCTTCGTAGACGTGCAGGTTCTCGGGCAGGTATGCGAGGAATCGCGGCGTGAACTGGTCGGCGTGCTGCTGGGCCATCAGCAGAGGCCGCTGCACGGCCGGGCCTGGGATCGCGGCGGCCATCAGTGGTGCCCTCCCCGCTGCGCGAATTCGGGGCCCTCAAAAGGCCCTGCCAGTTTCCGCAGAGCGCCGATACGCTCCTCCTCATGCAACAGCTTCTCAGCCGCCATCGCACGCCACGTCTTGCCGTAGCAGGTCAGGTACACGAAGTCGCGCAGCAACGTGCTCGCGTCGGTACCGCTCAGGGCGCAGTGCTGCCGGAATACCTTGTCAGTCGCCTCGTCAACCTTGGTCTTGAGGTCTTCGGTGAGCTTCCCGAGCGGCCCGGCGATTCCGCGGGCGAACGCCGGCTCTTGGTCATGGTCGATGGTGGACATCTCGAATTGGTGGTTGAGGTGAAGTGGTCAGCCGACCGGCTGGAGGTCGGCGGCGCGAGCGGCGAAGACATCGCGGAAGACGCGGTGTCGCCAGCAGTCGGGGCCGTCGGCCGGGAATGGGTTGGCCAGGGGGAGCTCTTCACCGCGCTCGGCGGCGTGCGCAGCGAGGTCGGCAACCTCGGCGTGGCTCAGTGAAGCGAGAGGCTTGACGTGCATCACGACGCACCGCCCTTCGTCGTTGCCTTGCGCAACCGACGTTCGAGATCGACCAACTTGAGCGCTTCTTCCGCGCCTGCCGCGATCTTTCCGGCCTCCCACCGGGAAATCTTCGACTGGGCGATGCCGGTGCGCCTGGCAATTTCAGATTGCGACAGCGAGGCGCGCAGCTGTCGGATCACCGTTTGAAGTTGAGTCATGCAGAGATTATGCACTTCTGCATTGCAATTTCAAGCAGTAGTGCATTACGTATTTCTGCATAGTCGAGGCATGGACGGCGTCACCCTCTTTAACAAGCTGCTCGCCAAACGCGGGCTGAACCCCACATCGCTAGCCGCCGCCATCAAGCGGCCCACCGCCCAATCGGGCTTTGATCGCTTCAAGAAGGGGGACATCAAGCAGCCCCGCAGAACCGAGAGCTTCGACCTGGCAGCGAAGCACCTCGGGGTAGATGCGCTCGCCTTCTACGACGAGGATCTGGCCGAGAAGGAATGGAATCGCGTCGAAGGCAGCGGCGAGCCGGAGGGCGTCGATCCGCCAGCGGCACCGCCCGCACCCACCCCAGCGCCGCAGATAGCTGGAGACGAGGTGGAGATCGTTCAGTACGACATCAGCGGCGGCATGGACACGCGCGGCAAGTTGGTGCTGGAAGGTGAGTCGCCCGGCATCATCAAGAGCTGGAAGGTCGACCGCGAGTGGCTGCAGCTCAACGTTCGCTCGTACACCAGCCTGCAGAACCTCTGCATCGTTACAGGGTTCGGTCCATCAATGAAGGGGATGTTCAACCCAGGCGACCCGCTGCTGATGGATATAGGCGTGAACCGCGTGGATCACGAAGGCGTCTACTTCTTTCGCGTTGGCGACGAGGGGTACATCAAGATCTTGCAGCGCGTGCCCGAGTTCAACGGACCTAGCTTCGTTCTGCGCGTGATCTCGAAGAACAAGGACGACTTCCCGCCTTACGACATCTCGCCCAAGAACCCCCACCTCCACATCATCGGGAAGATCCTCACGGTCTGGAAGAGCGAGCAGTACTGATGCGAACAATCCTCGTTGCTACGCTTCTGCTGATCTCACTGGGCAACATTCACGCGGCAACACCTACAGAGCAGCATGCCATTGAACAGGCCAAAGTATCCAATGACACCTTTTCCAAGAAGGCGCCTGGCAAAGTTGCCCAATCAGGAAGAGCCTATGCCGATGGGTCGACGCTTGTCCACGAATTAGTGTTAGCGGTCAACCGGAACCTGACAAACCAAGAGCTGGCAACTTGGCGCGACTTCAATCGAGGCGTCTTACTTCCGAAGGTTTGCTCGATGCTCAGGGCTGACGAGTTTTTCAAGACCGGCTTCCAGATCAGGTACCGCTACGTGAATCTGGACGGTTATCTTCTAGACGACTTCACTGTGACCAAGACCGCCTGTCGCGACCACTAGGTCAGGCTGCAGCACGTATCCGGATGACATCGCCCGCTCGTAGCGGGCTTTTTCTTGTCCGTCGTAGACAAGATCTCCGAAACAATGCACTTGTGCATTGACAGACCAATGCAGTTCTGCATAATGCACTTCACAGCCATTTCGGGCTGCGAGGAGCGCAAATGCAAAACAACCTGGGGCGAACTGCCCACGCCAAGCCGGCCGCGGTAGCACCGACAGGCCACGACTTCACTGAAGAACAGCTGATCGCCTTCGACCGCGCGTATGCGCAGGCCAAGCAGACCGGCGCGCTGAACCGTCTCGAAACCGAGGCCGCCATGCGCATTGATACAGCGCCTAGCTGGGGCCTCGCATGAAGGCCGCCCTGCACGCCCAGCTGCTGGAGATCCAGCACCAGATCGCCGCGCTGCGTCAGCGCTACGCCGATGCACGCCGCGTGCGCGCCATGGCTTCGTTCGGATGGTCCGCAGCATGAGCACCCGCCGAGCTCTTGGAGCTGACGTTGCCGTTCGGTTCGCCAAGGACATCGATCGCCACGTCATGACGATCCTGCGTGACGACGGGGTGAATCGCCACCTGCGGTTCAAGCGGCCGGGCAGCAGCACCTACTGGTTCGACATCATCACCTGGGGTGGACGCCTCTACATCGGTGGCGACTGCGGCGCATGGGTGTTTGCGCGCCTGGAAGACATGTTCCAGTTCTTCCGTAGCGAACGAGGGGGCATCAACCCGTCGTACTGGAGCGAGAAGCTAGAGGCCACTCCAGACAAGGGCGCGGAGGAATTCAGCGAAGACCGCTTCCGTGAGGTAGTCAACGAATATCGCCTGAGCTGGATGCGCGAAGCTGCGCGCGATGGCTCGCTGACCCGAGCTGAGCGCCGCGAACTCTGGGAGGCTGTTGCCGACGAGGTGCTCAACAAGATCGATAGATTCGATGAGAGCCTGGCGTTCCAGGCTGCCAACGACTTCACGTGGGCGGCGCGCAGCTGCCGCCGCGAGTGGTATTTCGTCGATTTCTGGGATCACGGCTTCAAGCAGTACACGCGCCAGTTCCTCTGGAACTGCCACGCCATCGTCTGGGCAATTACCCAGTACGACGCGGCGAAGAAGGCCACGGTAGCAGCCGCTTCGACTGAAGGTGCAGCATGAACATCCCGCTGCGCACTACGGGGGCCCGCGAGCTCATCGAAGCGATTGCACTGGCCGCGCGGTTCAACAGCGATGCGCGCGAGTTGCACGCCCAGCGCCGTGCAGCCCGCTCTGCTGATGTCCCGGGGAGCACGCGATGAAGCGCCCCGGTTACTCCTTCCCCTTGGTGCCCGCGCCCGCAGACCAGCCCACGCTGGTGGGCTCAGTGAACGCGGACGACCACCGCCCCGGCCGCATGCCCCGCTCGCTCGAAGACGCCTTCGGCCCCGGCCAGCGCTCGAGCACAACCCGGCTCTACATCGAAATCCCGTGCCGCCAGCGCGCCAGCGAGACGGTCGCCACGGCCGTGTCCGTGCTCGCCGGCCTCTTCGTCATCGCCCTCCTCATCTACGAAAGGATCGCATCGTGAGCGTTCGCCTCGTGCCTCCGCCGCGCGTCAGCGCTGGCGACACCTCCCCCGCCGGCATGCCGGCCGCTGCCAACGACGACCACATGGGCGATCCGTGCCTGTGGTTCCCGTCGACCGCGCACGACTACCTCATCGTCGGCGGCATCGTCCTGTTGCTGCTTCTCGCGGCCGTCCTGCTGGCCGTGTGGGGCACCGAGCCGCGCGATTCCTGGTTCGCTCTGTGGGGTATCGCGAAGTGAGCGCCGCACTCGCCCCTACCGAGCCCGAGGTTTTCGCGCCCAAGGCAACGCTGATGCTGCCGGCGCGCAACGAGATCGCCACCGTGCTGCACGCGATCACGGCCGCCGCCAACGACCCGAACGTCGACATCGACAAGATGGAGCGGCTGCTTGGCATGCACGAGCGCATGCACGCCCGGGCCAATGAACAGAAGTTCAACGCGGCGCTGACGAAGGCGCAGGCCGCGATGGCTCCGATCTCGGCCGATGCGGTCAACCCGCAGACCCGCAGCACCTACGCCAGCTTCGCGCAGCTCGACCGCGCGCTGCGCCCGATCTACACGAAGAACGGCTTCGCACTGAGCTTCGACACGGACGACAGCCCGAAGGAGAACCACATCCGCGTGCTGTGCTACGTGTCACATGCCGCAGGGCACGTGCGCACCTACAAGTGCGACATGCCCGCCGACGGCAAGGGTGCCAAGGGCGGCGACGTCATGACGAAGACCCACGCCCAGGGCTCGGCGATGACCTACTCGCAGCGCTATCTGCTGAAGCTGATCTTCAACGTCGCGATCGGCGAGAACGACGACGACGGGAATGGCGCCGGCCAGACGCCTGGTGCGGACGATCTGAGGCAGGTTTCCGATGCCGATCGGCTGGCAGACAAGCTGTATGACCGCCTGCAGAAGACCAGAACGGATGCCGACGCCGCTGCTTTGTGGGCGGAAGGCTGCGTCGCGCTGGCGGACACCAAGCGCCGCGACCTCTACGACGAGTTCAAGGAATCGGTGATCGCTCACCGCAAGAAGCTGCGGGCAGGAGGTCGTCCATGATCCTGCTGAACTACCCCCAGGGGAGCGAAGACTGGCTGCGCGCACGTTGCGGCGTGGCCACCGCCTCCCGCTTCAGTGAAGCGCGCGAGAAAGTCGGCGGCCTCACCGACCAACAGCGCCTCTACGTCGACGCCCTTCAGCTCGGCATGGCCGAGTCGGATGCACGCGCCAAGGCCGGATACAAGCAAAAGCCGGGAGCGACGGCCATCGCCAAGGCACTCGCGGGCGAGCCCACCGAGGAGCCAGGCGCAGCGGCCATCAAATACGCTTGGCTGATCGCATTCGAGACCATCAGCCGCGAGCCGCTCGATGACACCTTCGTCACCTATGCGATGCGCCGCGGGCGAGATCTCGAACCCAGGGCGCGCATGGTCTACGAGAAGCGCACTGGCGCGCTGGTCGAGGAAGTCAGTTTGATCATGACCGACGACGAGCGCTTCGGCTACTCGTCGGACGGCCTGATCGATGACGACGGCATGGTCGAGATCAAGTGCACCTTCGCGTGCGACAAGCTGGGGCAGGTCTGGGCCAGCCCCGAAACCGCCCACCTCGAATACATCGACCAGATCAACGGCGGGCTCTGGATCACCGGGCGCCAGTGGTGCGACCTGGTGGTGTATTGCCCATGGCTCGAGCCAGTCGGCAAGGACCTGTTCGTCAAGCGCATCTACCGCAACGAGGATGCCATCGCCGCGCTCGAAGCCGACCTGATCGACTTCAGCCGACTGGTCGACAGCTACCTCGAAATCCTGCGCGCGCCGACCAAGATGTCCGGCGCGCCCAAGAACGCGCCTCCTGCGCCGCCGCGGGCCACCGCCGTACCGGCGCACATGCCCGCGCCGGCCCCCACCGCTCCCCTGTTCCCCGAGCCTGCCACGCCCGCGCGCGGCGGCCATGCAGTTGTCGAAAACCCGTTCTGAGAGGCCATATGTCCGATCTCGCCACCACTTCCGCCGCTGAAGTCAGCACCCAACCCACCAGCATCGCCCAGGCGGCGCTCGCCGTGTTCTCTCCGCTGGAGAGCGACATGGAGGCCCTCGCCACGCGGCACCGCAATGTCGTCTTCGACATGAGCACGCCGAAGGGCTTCAAAGCCGCCAAGGACGCGCGCCTCGAACTCCGCGAGTCCGGCCGCTTCGCCATCCAGCGCCTGCGCGACAAGACGAAAGACCAGCTCAACGACTGCAAGAAGGTCATTGACGGCGAGGCCGCCCGCCTGATCGCCATCGTGGAGCCCGTCGAAACGTTCGTGGACCAGCAGATCAAGGTCCACGAGAAGAAGCTCGCCGACGAGAAGGCCGAGCGCGATCGCACTGAGGCCGAGCGCAAGCAGAAGCACACCGACGCCATCGCCGTGATCGAAAGCTATGTGGCGAAGGCCGCAGGCCTGCCCATCGAACGCATCGAAGCGGGCCTAGAGTACGTGCGCAACATCAACGTCGGTGCGGATGTCTTCGAGGAGTTCGCCGTGCGCGCCGCGGCGCAGAGGGACGCCACCATCCGGGCCCTGGAAAAGATGATCGCCGACACCCGCGAGCGCGCCGCAGCGGAAGCACAGCGGCTCGAAAACGAGCGCCTGCGGGCACAGTTGGCCGAGCTGCAGAGCAAGCAAGCGCCCGCGCCGGCACCCGCTGCCACATCACAGGAACAGGCAGCCGAGCCGCAGGCAGAGCCAGCGCGCGCCGCCCCCAGCGTGGTCAGCTACTCCACCAGCCGCGTGACGCGCGCGACAGACCCCGCTCCCGCGTCCGCTCCGGTCCGCCACTTCGAGGCCGGCGCAACCGCTGCGAACGAATCGACGGCAGGCGGCGCGTCGCTGCGGATCGGGGACATCGCCGCGCGCCTGGGCTTCACGCTTACCGCCGAGCAGCTGCGCGGCCTGGGCATCGAGCCTGCCGCCCGCGAGCGCGGCGCAACCCTGTACCACGAACACCAGTTCGCGCGCATCTGCGACGCGCTCATCGGGCGAGCCACCGCCGCCAAGGCCGAGCACGCAATGGGTTTGGCCGCCTAATTGACTTCCCTCAACTATTGGAGTCCACATGGCTCATTTCCGCGTGCTGGCCATCACCGCCAGCCATGGATCGGTCCCGAGTGCGGGGCAACCTATCACCGCAAAGGAATCGAGTGATGGCAAAAAATAAGGGCGTCCCAGGAATTTGTCAGCACTGCGGAACGCCGTTCTTGGCTCGCAAGCAGCACTTGAAGACCGGCGGCGGACGGTTTTGCACTGTCAAGTGCGCGCGAGCCACCTCGAGCCATAACCCGTGCTGGACCAATGAGGAAGACGAAGCACTGCGAACCATGTGCAAGCAACATAACAACGCGGCAATCGCAGTTGCTTTGGGTCGCACCGAGTGCGCCGTGAAATTCCGGCTGCGTCGTCTTTCTCTGAACCGGCCGCCAGAGTTCTTTCTAACGCGCGGGCCTCAACAGCATTGGCATGCCTATCCGCCTGAGCTCAGAGAGGTGATGGCACTTCAAAAAGCAATCGAAAGGAAACTGCACGATGTCCAAGAGCCTAGCTGATCTTCGAGACCTGCTCTTCGCCCAATTGGAAGAGCTGAACAACCCGACAAAGGTGCTGGACCTAAAGCGTCATCAAGTCATGAACGAGGTGGCTCGCAACATCATCGATACGGCGAAGGTCGAAGTCGCACTGGCGGCCGTACTCAAGGGGGCGCTGGATGTTCCCTTCGTGGAAGGCCAGACAACCGAGCGGAAAACCCAATCTTTGCCGCCTCCCAACCCGCAAGAAAAAGCGGCGGCGGTCATAAACGGGGGCCCCAGCGCCGATCACCCGTGGCGGGCCTCCGTCGTGCATCGACTTAAGAGGTAGCGCCCCAATGACCTTCGACCTTTTCGCCGATCCCGAGCCGAAGGTCGCGCGGAAGCTAGCTTCCGAGATCGGCGCTGCGGTGGAGCCCCACCTGTGACCTGCCGAGACCTCCTCATCGCTGCTATGCCCGGCACCCAGGCGCAGCTGGCCCAACGCGCACAGTGCAGCATCAAGACCGCGAGCGTTGAACTGGGCGCGCTGGTGCTGGTTCAGATGGAGGCCCATATCGGCGAATGGCGCCGCCAGCCGCGCGGCGGAAAGCCTATTGCCGTCTACTTCGCGGGCGCAGGCTCCAATGTGCCGCGGCCGCCGCTCACTCCCGCGGCGCTTTACACGAAGCGCTCCCGAGTCCGCAGCCTCTACGAGCCCTCGGGCTGCCGGGTTACGGCATGAAGGTCAAGGGAGAGGATTCGTTCGGCGTGGAGCTGGAACGCACCGGTGACCTCGTGCGGCTTCGCACCCACACGCCGGGCTGGCCATTCCCTTCGAAACGCACGCTACCGCGCGACGCGCTGGTGTGGATGTGCGGTGACCCCGAGCCCGTCAAGCCGCCGGAGGCCGACGCCACATGACTTCAATCCTCCTCGAGGTCGAACTCCATCTGCGCTTGCTTGATGACGCGCGCGATGTCCGGGCGATGCTGGTCGCGATCGCGAAGGATCGGCACCGTCCACGTGGGCCCGCCCTCGCCTCCGTCCATCCACCGCACGCCGCCAATGTGCACGTCCGTGAGCTCGCCGGCCAGACCCGGCAGCGCTTCAATGCGCTCGACCAGGATCTGCTGCAGCTGCTTGGCCGTCCGACTTGCCTTGGGCATTTAGGCCGCCCCCTTTTTTGCCAGCGACCATGTCGTGGGTGCACCGACTCGGTCCCGCTCGCGAACGAGGTGAGCGCCGCATTCCGTGCACCGGTACCACTCGAGTTCGCCGGCTTCCGCGGTTTCCACACCTTCCCGGAAAACAGCCAACGTCCCGCGCACAAGGCATTCGTGAGGTGGGGCGCTCGCCGAGGTCCCTTCAATTTCCTGGCACTGGGTGCATTCCGCCACAGCCGTCTCCTCGTATTGATACCAGCAGTATGAACGCTACCAATTTCGCCCGAGGCTCCCAGGCTCCGACCATCGACCCCAACCGCCCTGACATGAGCGACGAAGAAATCGATTCGATCTGTTGCGGCCTGACCCGGAACGCGGCCAAGGTCAGGTATCTCCGTCGCCTCGGCCTGCGTGTCGACCAGCGACCGAACGGCCGCCCCTTGGTGGCGCGAATCGAATGGGCGCGCCTTTACGGACCCGCACCCACCGCCGCGCCGCCCGCCGCGAGCAACGGCCCGCGCTGGAAAACTCCTGCAGGAGCAAGGTGATGGGCAGAACTCGAGATCGCGCCTCGGCGGCCGGGCTGCTGCCGCGCATGGAGGCCCGCCCCTGGCTGGACGGCAAGACCGTCACCTACCGCTTTCACCCTGTCGGCAAAAAGCCGATCAACCTGGGCACCGATCTCGCGGCGGCGCTGCGCAAGGTGCTCGACATGAACGGCGGCGCGCCAGGCGACGGCATGGGCACGCTCAGCTGGGTCTGGGAGCGCTTTCAGAGTTCGCCGCGTTGGAAAAAACTGACACAAGGCACCCGCGACGACTACGGCTTGGCGTGGAAGCAGATCAACGACCGACTCGGCCACATGCACATGACCGAGATCACCACCACGGTGGTGGCGCACTACGTCCACATCGAGCGCGCCGGCTCGCCGCGGCGGGCGGACATCGAGAAGAGCCTGTTGTCCCGGATCTTCGGCCACGCGATCAAGCTCGGCGTCTGCACCATCAACAGCACCATCGGCGTCGAGCCGCACGGAAGCGAGCCGCGCACCGAGGCGCCGGACCCGGCAGTTCTCGCCCGATTTCTGGCATGGCTCGCTGAACAGACACCGCAGCGGCAAATCATCGGCATGGCGGCGGAGTACGCGAGCCTGGCCGGAAATCGAAAAATCGAGTTCCTTGAATTGTCTTGGCCGCAGGTGGATCGCAATGCGGGGGAAATTCGAGTCTTCCGAGCGAAACAACGCGGCAAAAAGCGCGAGCGCATCGTAGAAATCATTTCGATCACGCCCGCCCTCAGCGCCCTAATGGACCGCCTTCAGGCGCTGCACAAACAGCGCGGCGTGGACTGCCTCTACGTTTTTCCGACCCGCGACAATAACGCCTACTCGGCACGGGGATTTAAAACGCTTTGGCAGCGATGCGTGTTGCTCGCAATTGAAAAGAAGGTGATCGCAGAGAGCGACAGATTCACGTTCCACGACCTGCGCGCCTACTACGCGACGCTGCATAAGCAGGTGCATGGCGAATTGCCGGATTTGCACACCAACCCCGCAACCACGGCAAAAGTCTACGACCGCAATAAGGAGGTAAAGCGGTCGGCTCTCTGA